ATAGCGTACACCATCCACAACCCTTCAGAACGACACCAACAACTGTCAATGTGGTTGACAAACAATGTACAGTTTTGCAAAAGTCAAGACTTGGTTGTAATCTGGAACAGTTTGTCAGAGTGGGCCGGTACAGCAGATTCCGCAGAAATCAGGGCCAAAGTAGTTCATGGTTACAAAGAGGCGCTTGATAGGGAAAAGAAATGAAGGTCAGTTACGACAAGTGGTACCCCGTCGTTCAACCCATGGCTTCAACTCAGCAAGACGTGTTTATCAAACGAATAGAAAAGCAAAATGCTGAACACGCTTTGCAGGTGCAAATTGACAACACAGTAAAAAAGTTTCACCAGTATGAGTACGAGATATACGAATACAGAATGAAGCAAGTAACGATGAACATTGAGATTAACAACCTTAAACGCGAGATTGATAAACTTGTATGATAAAGAAACCGGCACGCAAAACACCGATCGAGGTGAAAGACAAACTGACGTTGTGGGTAACGCTCATGGTAAGCGCGACCCTGTGCATCTCTGTATTGGCCATGGTAATCAGCTTTATGCTCGGTTTATGGGCCAAGGAAGTGGACAACGCAGAGATTTTCAAGATGATTTCACCCGCGTTTTCTACTCTTATCGGCGGCATGATTGGGTTCCTGTCTGGTATCAAGTTGATGCAGAACGAAGACAAAAAACCAAGTTGTAAGGATTGATGATGTTTGATATTTTATCTGGTGGCCTGTTAGGCTCTATTTTTGGTGGTATCTTCCGTATGGCACCCGAGGTGCTCAAGTTCTTTGACAAGAAGAACGAGCGCCAGCATGAACTGTTAATGTTCTCCCGCCAGTGTGATTTAGAGCAACTAAGAGGCGCACAGAAACTCGCAGAAATTGGTGCACAGCGTGAATCCGCGGTGGACGTGGGTGTCATGGACGCCTTTAACAGCGCCATTCAACAGCAGGCGGACATGGTCAAAGCCGCAGGTGGGTGGGCCGCGTCTTTATCCGCATCTGTACGCCCTGTAGTCACGTACTGGGTGCTGTTTATCTGGTCCTTCATTCATGTCTGGTTTGCATGGAACGCGTGGCTTGCTGGCGCCCTTCCTATCGAAGTCTTTAAGACAATGATGACACCAGACTTCTCAGCCTTGCTGGCCGGGACAATTAACTTCTGGTTCCTCGACCGTACACTAGCCAAGCGCGGACTGTAAACTTAAAAACTCGAATTGAATACTTATGAACCTAGAACTAGCGGCGGCATTCTGCCGTCAGTTTGAGGGCTACAGGGCCAAACCCTACCTGTGCCCTGCCGGTGTGGCCACCATAGGGTACGGGTCCACCTACTACTCAGACGGGCGCAAGGTGACCCTAGAAGACGCCCCCATGGACGAGCCCACGGCTAGGGCGCTCTTGATGACAGAGTTAGAGCACAACTACCTGCCCGGGGTGTTGCGTAACTGCCCCATACTGGCGGCGGACGAGCGCAGGTGTAACGCCATCGTGGACTTCGTTTACAACCTAGGAATAGGCCGTTTACAGACGTCAACCCTCAAGCGCAAGATCAACGCGCAGGACTGGGAGGGTGCCAAGGAGCAGTTAATGCTGTGGACCAAGGGCGGCGGTAAGGTTCTGCCCGGTTTGCTTAAAAGACGAACGGCCGAGTGCGCTTTACTTTAAGGGCATAACGGCCCTTTTTTGTGGGTAATTATCTATAGGAGCGCAAGACTATGGCACGAGAACACGACAAACCAATTCCTCGTAAGACAACGGGAAAAGACAAGACGTACAACCCTACCGATAAAGGTGCGGGAATGACGGCTAAAGGTCGTGCCGAGTACAACGCCAAGAATAACTCAAACTTGAAGCCACCCGCGCCTAACCCTAAGACCAAGGCAGACGCGGGTCGTAAAGCAAGTTTTTGTGCAAGGATGGAGGGCGTGGTTGCAAAGTCTAAAGGGCCTGCAGAACGCGCTAAAGCCTCTTTGAAGAGTTGGAACTGTTGATGAAACCCGGACTATACGCAAACATCCACGCAAAACAGGAACGTATCAAAAATCAGAAAGCCAAAGGGCTTCCTGCTGAGACGATGAGAAAACCGGGTGCAAAGGGCGCACCCACGGCGCAGGATTTCAAAGACTCTGCAAAAACAAAAAGGAAATAAAATGGCTTACAAACCCCGCATCGACCACTCTAAAAAAGACTACGAGTCTGAAGGCGCAGACATTGCACAGGACAAGAAGGTTGTTAAAAAAGCATTCCAAATGCACGACAAACAAGAGCACCCCGGCGAAAAGACAGACCTGTCCAAGCTCAAAAAGGGTGGCCGCGCTAAGATGAAAGGCACTGTACGCACGTACAAGGCCGGTGGTTTGATCGGTGTTAAGAGCGACGACAAACAACCTAACGCTAAAGGCCCTAAGAAGGTTGCTGAGAAGTTCAACATGGGTGGTGCGTGCTAAATGCCCATCAAATCTAGGTCCCAAGAACGTTTGATGCAGGGGGTGGCTCACTCCCCTGAGTTTGCCAAAAAGGTAGGCATCAAGCAGTCTGTTGGGAAAGAGTTTGTGAAAGCGGGCCCCGCTCAGAAAAAACTTCCAGAGCGCATTAAGAAAAAATAATGGCAAGCAACTACAACAACACCTCCAACACAACCGGTCAAACCACCATTACGGTTGACCAGTTGATCTCGTTCGCTTACAGCGAGGCGGGTAAGTTGCCGGAAGAGTTGACGCCAGAGTACGTCAACAGGGCCCGTCAGGCCCTTTGGTACATTCTAATTAACCTGTCTAACCGCGGCGTGAACCTGTGGTTGCTTGAATACATTGTCATGGGCAGTGAGGCACAGCGCCGGGAGTACACCCTTCCCGTTGGCACGGTGGACGTGCGTGTGACTAACTACCGTGCTTTGACACGACCAAGCACCACAACCGACAACACGGGCGGCGCGTTTGACACGTACAGCACAGCCATTCAGTACCCAATCACTGCGGGTGCTTCTGCAAAAGCGTACTACTTTGACTCAACACGTTTTTTAAGCGCGGGTTTTTATTGTGACACAGCCAACACGTCGCTTCAAATTGAGTACAGCTACGACGATATTACGTGGGCCTCTTTGGGCACGGTTACAAACAGCAGTGTAAACAAGTGGGGTTATTTGCAAATTGACGGCTCCCCTCAGGCAAACTACTGGCGTTTCCGTAACACAACAGCGGCAACAATCAACGTGCGTGCGTTGTCTTTAGCGTCTGTTCAGCAAGACATCCCCATGGCGCGTTTAAACCGCGACGATTATTTTTCATTGCCTAACAAAGACTTTCCCGGAACGCGCGCGTTGCAGTTTTGGTTTGATCGTCAAGTTACACCAATTATCAACCTGTGGCCTGTGCCACAAAACGCCTTTCAAACGTACCAGTTTGTCATTGAGATGCAACCACAGGACGTGGGCAAGCTCACAAACGAGATCGCTGTGCCCGACCGTTGGGTTCCGGCCATTCAAGGTCAGTTGTCACACAGGTTGTCTAAGTTGTTGCCGGGTATTGACCCTGCAAGAATTCAAATGTTAAAACAAGACGCGGCAGAGGCCACGTTGTCGGCAGAGGAAGAGGACCGCGATAAGTCCCCGATCTATTTCCGCCCTAACGTTAGTTATTACACTCGATAAGGAACCATTCAAATGGCTCAATCCGGATACACACCAATCCAACTTTACTACAGCACCACAGCGGCGGCTGTGCCTGTTAACACCAACCTTACCAGTGGCGAGTTGGCGATCAACATTACTGACGGAAAGTTGTACTACAAAAACAACGGTGGAACTGTCACATTGTTGGCGTCTAGTGCAGGCGCCTCTGGTGACGTTGTTGGTCCCGCTTCTGCAACAGACAACGCCCTTGCGCGTTTTGACCTGACCACAGGCAAACTGATTCAGAACTCTGTTGGCATCTTGAGCGATGCAGGCATTTTGACTGGTTTGACTGGCATCACATCGTCTGGTTCGATTACGTTTTCTAGTTTAACTTCTGGTCGTGTGACTTTTGCTGGCGCGTCTGGTTTGCTTACTGATTCTGCTAACTTGACATGGAACGGTACGTCTTTATCTGCCACGCAGATCGACATCACTGCTCAAGGCCCGCTACGTCTTCAAGACACAACAGGTGGTGAATATGTTGGCCTTCGTTCGCCAGCATCTTTGGGTGCAAGCTACACACTGACATTCCCCGCAGATGACGGCACAAGCGGTCAGGCTCTAATTACAGACGGCTCTGGTGTTCTGTCTTGGTCTACAGCGGCTTCTGGTGATGTGTACGGCCCAGCTTCTGCTACGGCTAACGGCATTGCTCTGTTTGATGGCACGACAGGTAAGTTGCTGAAAGATTCTGCCTCTACTGATGGTTTGATCTATGGTCTGACTGTTGGTCGTGGTGCAGGGGCTGTGTCTACTAACACTGCGGTGGGTGCTAGTGCTTTGGCGGCTAACAGTAGTGGAGCACGTCTTACTGCTGTTGGAAATAATGCAATGGCTGCGGTAACAAGCGCAACAGATAGCGTTGCTTTTGGCACAAATGCTTTAGCTCTTACTACAACAGGTTCATATAACTCTGCTTTTGGTAGAGAAGCCTTGGGACAAAACACAACTGGTGCTCAAAACACGGCGATTGGTGAATATGTTTTAGGAAACTTGACAACAGCTTCTGATAATACTGGTGTCGGTTATCGTGCATTGCAATCAAACACAACTGGCGCAAGCAATACCGCAATCGGACGTCAAGCCCTGCAAGCCAACACCACAGCAAACGACAACACTGCTGTTGGCTATTTTGCTCTGTATTCAAATACAACAGGGTCGCCTAACTCCGCTTTTGGCAGACAAGCATTAGCTTCTAATACCACAGGTAGCAGTAACGTAGCTTTCGGTCATCAAACACTTGTTTCTAGTAGTACTGGGTCTAACAACACCGCCTTGGGTATGCAGGCGCTTCTTAACAACACCACAGCATCTAACAATACTGCTGTAGGTTATCAAGCCGCATACACAAACACCACTGGTACAGGTTTGGTCGCTATTGGTGAATCTGCGCTTAATAAAAACACAACTGGTTACAACAACATTGCAATTGGACAGGCGGCTGTATACGCAAACACAACTGGTGTTAGCAACACGGGAGTTGGACAAACCAGCATTCGGTTTAACACCACTGGCTCATTCAACACTGCATTTGGTGATAGTGCCCTTTACAGCAACACCACAGCATCTAACAACACTGCCGTAGGTTATCAGGCGGGTTACTCAAACACCACAGGTAGAGTTGATGCCTTTGGTTATTTGGCGGGGACTGCAAATACCACGGGCGCTCTTGTTGCGGTTGGTAGAAATGTTTTGCAGTCCAACACTACGGGTGTAGGTAATACGGGTATTGGTGGAACATACAACATTGCCCCAACACTAGGCTCAAATACTACTGGTAATAACAACACTGGAGTTGGTGAAGGCGCATTAGCCAGCAACACTACGGCATCAAACAATACGGCTTTAGGTTATGCGGCGCTGTACACAAATAGCACTGGCTACAACAATGTAGCAGTTGGAGTGCAAGCTCTTTACGCTAACACAACTGGGCGAGATAACTCAGCGTTTGGTGAAGCTTCACTCGCATCAAACACTACTGGTTCTCAAAATGCCGCATTTGGCGGAAGAAATACAGGTGCTACTTTAGCCGCACTTGGGGCTAATACTACAGGTAGCAACAACACGGCAATTGGTATAGCCGCACTTTCACAAAACACCACAGCAAGCCTTAATACTGCTGTTGGTTACAACACACTTGGGGCCAATACTACTGGCACTGAAAACTCAGCCTTGGGCGTGTCTGCATTGGGATCAACCACCACTGGATCAGCTAACGTAGCCATTGGTCGTGGGTCGCTTGCATTAAACACCACTGCGTCTAACAACACTGCCGCTGGAATGTATTCTGCGTACAGCAACACAACTGGAGTAGATATAGTTGCTGTCGGGGCTTATGCGCTTTTTGCAAACACAACTGGCGCTTTAAACACCGCAATAGGTCGTAGTGCTTTAAGTTCAAACACAACTGGCAACGGCTCCACCTCTGTTGGTGCTTATTCACTTTCTTCAAGTACGGGTAGTGACAACAATGCTTTTGGTCAAGGTGCTTTATACAGCAACACTAGCGGTTTCAGAAACGTTGCAATGGGTGGTGGTATCTATGGTGTTACTCAGGGCGCATTGGGTGGAAATAGCACAGGCGCATACAACACGGCAGTAGGCGTGGCGGCTTTAGTTTCCAACACCACAACAAACTATAACACCGCCGTAGGTTATCAAGCTCGATATGGATCAGATACTGAATCTGAATTTACAACAGCCGTTGGTGCATTAGCCCTGCAAATGTTTAATGCAACGACAGCCAACGCTTCGTATTCAACAGCCGTAGGTTATCAAGCATTGCGTCTAGAAAACGCAACAACAGCTAACGTATCTGAAAACACGGTAATAGGCCACTTTGCATTACAAGCTCCTGCTACAACAACTGGAGATATTAAGTTTAACGTAGCCCTTGGCGGTGCGGCTATGCAACTGACAAACAACACTACAGGTGTGTACACTGAAAACACGGCAGTGGGATATTTAGCTCTAAGGATGCAAGCCAACACCACTCAAACTGTTTTATATAACACGGCTGTTGGTGGTGAAGCTTTGTATTACAACGTTGGCTCTTACAACACTGCGGTTGGGTATAGATCTTTGTATAACAACAGCAGTGGGCAATACAACGTAGCCATTGGACAACAAGCACTTAACGCCAACACCACAGCACCTGCCAACACTGCTGTTGGTTATCAGGCGGGGTATAGCCAAACAACTGGCAATGGTGGCGGCAATACTTTCTTAGGCTATCAATCTGGTTATTCTGGTAACGGATACCAACAAACAATGCTTGGTTATGGTGCTGGCTTTTATTCGACAGGTAATAACAATACTTTTGTCGGTATGCAGGCTGGTACAGCCATGACTTCTGGAACAAGTAATACCATCATTGGTCGCTACAGCGGCAACCAAGGTAACCTAGACATTCGCACAGCAAGCAACTACATCGTGCTGTCTGATGGGGATGGGAATCCACGGGGCTGGTTTGATTATGGTGGTGCTTTTTATATTGGCACTTTGACTAGTGGCAATTCCAATTTTCTTTTTAGTGGTGATGCAACAGCACAAGCAAAAGGAAGAGCAGTACAACCCGATACAACACAACCATACGCATACTATGATTATTATTTTGGAAATACCCGTTCAGGTTACTTGATTTGGACAAGTACAACATTAAGTCTTGTAAACATATCTGACTATCGGAAAAAAGAAAATGTTGTAAACATTACTGATGGTATTGAACGCTTAAAGCAATTAAAACCAAGAAAATTTAATTTCATAAGCAAACCAAATGAAACTGTTGATGGTTTTATTGCTCATGAACTTGGCGAAGTAATCCCACAAGCCGCGTTTGGAGAAAAAGATGCGGTAGATGCTGATGGAAATCCTGTTTATCAAGCAATTGACCAAGTAAAGTTAATTCCACTTTTGACGGCGGCTCTGCAAGAAGCGGTAGCAGAAATAAATTCACTCAAGGCACGTTTGGATGCCGCTAATCTTTAAACTGAAAGGTAAATCATGACCACTCAATTCACCACAACCATCAATTCAATGTACACCATTGATACCCCCGAACCCGGCTTTGTATGTAATGTACTTTGGACGGTGACTGGAGTTGATGGCACTTATACAGCAGAGATTGGCGGTAACAGCCAGTTCACTGTGCAAGAAGGCCCAGCCTTTACACCCTACGATCAGCTTACTCAGGCACAAGTCCTAGCGTGGATCCCCGCCGAGCAGATTTCTAGTGCTCAGTCGTGTGTGCAGGGACAAATTGACAGCATGATTACACCGCCTGTCAGCCCTGCAAATACAGCTTTGCCTTGGGTAGCATAACGGGAAGCCACCACCCGATCTTGGTGGCACATTAAAGGAAACATCATGGGAAAAAATGAAAAGACCCCTGTGACAATCGACGGCGTAGAGTACAAGTTTGAAGACATGACACAGCAACAACAAATGCTGTTAAACCATGTGGCAGACTTGGATCGCAAACTTGATTCAGCAAAATTTAACGTTGATCAACTTCAAGTGGGTCGCAACGCTTTTTTTGAACTTCTAAAACAAGCGTTGGAAGCCAAGCCTGAAGAGGGTGAAGTGACTGACGTAGAACCAAAAGAGTAAATAGATGGCCGCACAAACGATGACGTATGATAGCCTCGTGGAGGATATCAAAAGATACTGCGAGCGCAACGACGCGTCGTTTGTGGACCAGATCCCGCGCCTTATTATGCTCACCGAGCAGAGTATTGCCGCGGAGATCAAAACCTTGATGCAATTGAACGTGGTTAACACCACGTTAATTGTAAACAACCCCGTGATACAAAAACCAGTTCGCTGGCGCAAAACGATCAGCATGAAGGTTAACGGACAGCCTATTTTGAACAGGTCCATGGACTACGTTACGCAGTTCCAGTCAGAGTCGCCCACGGGTCAGCCTTTGTACTACGGCGACTACGACTACGACCACTGGTCCTTGGCCCCAATTCCAAACAGCGCGTACACTGTTGAAATGATTTACTACAGCCGCATTCAGCCGCTTGATATTGAAAACCAAGAAAATTTACTAACCAGAGAGGCCCCACAGGCCCTGCTGTTTGGTGCGCTATTACAAACCCAAGGCTACCTGAAAAACACGGATAAACTAGCCGTTTGGAAAGGGTACTACGATGCCGCAATTGGCGCGCTCAAGGGCGAAGACCAACGCCGCATGATTGACCGCAACGCCGTCAGACAGGAACCTTAATGACAACATACACATCCCCGTTTACTGGCAACGTTATCCAACCGACCGACGTTAGTTACGCCGGCGTTTCGTTAACTGGCACGCTTCAACTTTACTGGGCACAATACGTCAACGCGGGACAGCAGGTTGCCGCGCGTATTATGGACATTCAAGCCACAACAGTTGGCTCTATTCTTGTCCTGCCTGACGCCACACAGGCCTCTGTTGGTCAGGATATTCTGATCCGCAACACCGGCGCAAACACGTTCACAGTTCAGCGTTTTGGCGGCTCTGGCTCGTTTACCGTGGCCTCTGGCGCGTCCCAGTACACCTACATCACGAGTAACACCACTCAGGCCGGCGTGTGGGCCGTCCTAGCCTTTGGAACGGGCACGTCTACAGCAGACGCCGCCACGCTCGCTGGAACCAGCACCGTGGCCCTTTTAGGCAAGCTAGAGTCTGCGTTCATTACCAACGAATACATTTCAGTACCAACTATTGACGCGGCCTCGCGTGGTTCTTGTTTTGTGTGGACCGGCGGCGCCGGCACGTGGACTTTGCCCGCTGTGTCTACCCTGTCAGAGGGTTGGTTTATTCTGGTGCGTAACAACGGCACCGGCGCGCTCACAATAGCAACAAACGCGGTTGGCTCAACCATTGACAGCCTGTCAACGATCACTCTTCCCCTTGGAGACTCTTGCTTTGTCTGTGTGAACAGAGACCCCGCCAAGCAGGACTTCTTTACCGTGGGCCGTGGACGCCCCAACAGTTTGACGTTCTCGTCTGCCACGTACGACGTGGACACCGTGGCCGGTGCAACACTGAGCCTGATCACCAACACGCCAATTATTCAGCGCTTTACAGCGCTCAGTGGTTCGCGAACAACCAGCCTTTTGGTTCAGTTGCCTGCCGTGACGCAGGTGTACTACCTGCTGAACGACACCAACCAAAGCGGCTACAACATTAACTTCCAAGTGCAAGGAAGCGCACAGACTCCTTTTAGCCTGACCAATAACTCGCAGGCTATTGTGCTAAGTGACGGCACCAACATCTACCCGTTGATTCAGTCTAACATTGGTCAGTTGGTTGTTAACCGCGGAACCGCGGCGTCACCTGCGTATACTTTTGCTTTAGACCCAGTGACGGGCATGTACTCACCCAACAACACACAGCTTGGGTTTTCTGTGGGTGGCACTAACATCGCGACCATGGACGGCACAGGCGGTGTGGGTAACTACATCACCACCTTTGTGGGGCGTGTTCAGGCTAGTCTGATCTCTGGTGGGGCGTTCTAATGGCGGACGGTCAACAACCATCTAAAATCTTTACGCTGTATGTCAAGCCCGGTATTAAACGGGACGGCACACGGTTTGAGGCCGATGAGTTTGGTGACGGCATGTGGACGCGCTTTCAACGTGGCAAGGCCAAGAAGATGGGTGGCTACCGCCAAATGTTTGCCTCCCCAACCGGCATTCCACGCGGGCTAATCACCAACTCACAAAACGGCGTTAACTACATCTACGCCGGCAACTACAAAGGCATTGAGGTCTTTAACACCGGCACCGACCAAGGTGTGGGTATTGGCCCGTTTCCTGTTGAATTTAACAGCACCTACGTCGTCACAGCAATTAACCTTGGCACCAACACGCTGACAGTGTTTGGCAATCAGGTAACAACCCTTGCAAACGGCACGGTGTTCTGGGCGTACAACACGTCAGGTGTTCGCACCAACTACACGGTCAGCGCGGTCCCCACATACAACTCTGGCACCAACAGGACCACGGTTGTGGTGTCTTCGTCTACTGGCCTATCTGCCACCGCGCCGATTGAGATATATCTTAACAACGGCATTGCGTCTAACGCGCAGTATCTGTGGCAGTTTGATGTTGCGTTTGACTCCTCTGGCGCGGGCAACTCTAAACTGATTGCACACCCCGGGCGCAACCTAGGAAACATTGACTCTGATGTTTTGACCTCCTTGTACGCGGGTGACTTCTTACCAGAGGCCACAACCGGCAGGTACGTGCTGACCCAAGTTGTGGATTCTGGTGGTGCACAACCAACCTACCTACCGATTAACGCCAGTGGCGGCGTGGTTGTGTTGCACCCGTTCATTTTTGTTTACGGCAACTACGGTGGCCTGCGCAACAACAACATTGTTTTCACATCTGGCACGGCGTCAGTCCAAACATTCAACGACTGGAACGGCACGCTGTCCAACGACGTGAACGTGGCCGCGGGTAAGATCGTTAAAGGCTTTCCAGTGCGCGGCGGTACCGCG